AGCTGCTAAAAAATCGGCCTGATGAACAATGTGAACTAATGAAGTTCTTACTTTAGTTTCTGGCGCCCAAGACATAAGATATGGCTTATTTGCTTCATCATATAAACCATCATGTAACTTTATAGCTAACCATTCATTTTTAGAATAAGTAATACCGTGAGACGTTAGCAAATATAAGCCACGGTCTGGAACTGACATAAATTCGAGTTTAGTATTAAATGTATAATCTTCACCTAATTTATCTCTACGCCATTGATCAGTCTGAGGAATGTATGATTCGTTTTCCTCGTCTCCCATTTTGCCTAAATCATGATTCATCGCTGAGAATACTAATTCTTCGATAGTGTAATTTTTATCTACTCCGAATTCCTCCCACACATCATTGATTTTGAGAGCTGCTTTAATAACACGATTAACATGTTCTACATAACCACCTGGAAATGCGTTATGATATTCTTTCTTATGTGATGCGGGCATCATCATAATACGTTCAGCGTACTTATTGTAAAACGCTGTTAATTCACTAGCCCTAGGTTCACTAATATATTCAGTGATAAAGGATAAAAATTCATTCCAATTGTCTTTGATTTGTTCTGCTGTTAACTTCATAACTTTTATTTTTAAATTTATACTCGATTTAATTCACTTCCAGCGATAGGTTCAGACTCAACGTACATTTTAAGTTGGTCTAAAATTTCTCTAGTAGATTCTACTATTTCGTAACTTGCTTCACGATCACCTCTGTTTAAGGTAAAATTTAATTTGTTCATGTTAGACTCTATTCCGTCTAATTTTCTCAGAACCGCTTCTCTATTTCTCATTTATTGTTTATTAGTTTATTTATCGTTTATCCCCCGTTGTTACATTATGCTTCTTCTCAGTTTCTTTATGTCTTATCTTTCTCTCTCTTTTCCCGTATTAGTAATATACGTTATGAATATCTTAAAGCCAAATTTAAATTAAAAAGTCTTTAACTTTATTTTCTACACCTTTTAATAAGGCACACTTTTCATACTCTTCAAAAGACTCAAAATGTTTTATAGATGTTTCTAACGCCAGTAAAAGTCTTTCATCTGCCTTTAACTTTAGACACTCGACGTGGAATGGATTGTTTATTTTTATACTTTTAATGTAGTCCCAAGCCTTATCATACATTAATTTTTCACCTATTTTTTCTAAGTCCTCTAAGTCCAACTCAGGGGAAACATCTTTAAAGGTTTTAATAGTGTATTGAGTAAAGAATATATGGTTGTTTATAATTTTACTAAAACCTCCTATCCAATACAATGGATGCTCTGAGAAATCTACCAACATAGAAACATCATCTGCTTCCTTATTGTCTTCAGAATCATCAAATGTGTTAAATATATTACTAAAATCTATCATTAAAACGTGCAAATAATGTTTTTAAGGGTATTAAATGCTTTTTATATATACTTTTATATTTCTATAAGATTCGTTAGTATAAAAAAGCCCCATATCGTTTTTTATAAATATGGGGCGATTTATTTAACTAATACTATTTCTTAAGAGAATCTGCCGGTGCAGATACTGCGCAAGAGTCTGCAATTACACAGATAGAATCAGTTTTTACTAGAGTAGAATCAACGGTTGGAGTTGTTTCTACTGTTGCCTCACCACATGAGGTAAGTGCGATAGCCGTAGCTAAGATTAAAATAATTGTTTTCATGTCAATAAATATATAATATTTTTTAAACATTCCAAGTTTAAATGAAATTTGCTCCTACTTTTTTCACCGCTTCAATAGCTTGTTTAAGTCCAATTTCAAAAAATTCACGTTCGTTGTTGAGTCTAAATTCCTTTAAATATGAGTGAATTTCTCTTTCTAATTCCATTCCACGTCCCTGTAAACGATAAATGTACTCTACTTTAAACGGTGTTGGAACGCCTGTTGCTTTACTTAATATGCCCCTTCTAACTTCAATTTCTTTACTTGTGTATCCTATTTTAACCATACCTTGTAATGATGGATTAGACATGATGTAAACAATGTCTTTACCTTCACCTGAATTGGGAATGCTTCGTTTTGTTCGTTTAGTAAAATATTTTACATCGTCCCAACCTTCAGAAGCTGGGTAATTTGAGTCTGTGGAAGGTGTTATAGTATAATAGTGTATAAAGTTGTTTTTAAAGTCTTCTAAAGCGGATATATATCCTTCAGACTCCTCAACTGTTATTTTTTTAAGGGCTTTAAATCTCTTTTCCATAATTAAAACATTAAAATGTTTAATACTACGTTAACAAACGCTTCAAAACGGTTAAATAATATCATAGCCATGTTTGGAATAAACGCTGCTAAATTTGGAATAAACGCGAATGACATAGCATTAAATAAACTAATGTCTAAGTGTCCTGTAAATTTTAAAACCAATAGTATAACTGATGTTAAAATTGAAAGAACTAAAAACGATTTTAAGATTAAATTTTTCATGGCTTTATATTTTTTAATTATTATATTATAAATATATGCCTTAGGGCCTCGGAAGCCTAGCCCTGTTTTCCCTCAGAGATTCGAACTCCAATTTAGTGGACCAAAACCACTCGTCCTGCCAGTTAGACGAAAGGAAAATGTTGAGCCACTTGCCGGACTCGAACCAGCGACCTGATGATTACAAATCATCTGCTCTACCAACTGAGCTAAAGTGGCTTATAATTTAAGAGATATTGGAGGCGTCCCTCCAACATTGCTCTATAGTCATATCTCTCCCTACCCGGATTGATTACTCAAAATGACCTGATCTGGTATGCTTTAACAGTGGGTAGTTTAAGAGGCACATCAGGTACTTTTATGGTGGACTCGGAGGGAATCGAACCCTCGTCCAAACATACGTACAATGAAATTCATTCACAAGCTTAGTGTATTTTTCTAAATAGACAAAATATGAAGTTCTAATCGCCAATATTACTTCCAACCGGGCTCCTATTTCTTATTTCAAGAGTCCATTAAGCGGAGACTCATAAGCGAATACATTTGATTTATATAGGTAAGCATAAGACCTATCGGGATGTTAAGCTGCTACAGCTAATCCAGCACCTACAAAAGACATTGCGTCTTCGAAAGTGAAAGTTGACTTATTGTCATTTCAATTGTACATAGGTTATTAACGTGTTTCCAATGTTAACACGGCTTGCATTTCAAAGAACTTTATGCCTGTCAAAACCAGGCGAGCCCATAAATTTGCCCCCGAATGAGATACTTTCGAGGGCTAGATTTTAGCTGGTTTCCTACTATTTGAGTAACCAATTACTGTCTTACCAGACTTAAACCCTTCAACCAATACAATGGAGGGTCTTGATTTTTCCCCTTTAGTCCAAGGCGTAGTGTTTTAAGTAGTACTACAATTACTAAAACGTATTGTGTGGTGTAGTCGGAACGTTTTCTAACCCATAAGTATCTCTTACTTATTGTAGTCGGTACGAGAATCGAACTCGTGTTACTAGGATGAAAACCTAGCGTCCTCACCCCTAGACGAACCGACCATACGTATATACCTATATATTTTTATCTATCCTATCCCACGTAAGTAAAGTAAAAATAACAAATGATGCTCTAGCTGTCCAATGCCACATTTCTATGTGTGCGTTAAAAGTGATAAATGATATGATGCCATACCATATAAGTGTTGATGCTACAACGGCAAATATTGATTTCATAATTTTTTGTTTATTATAAATATACAATAAAGTACTTTGGAAGCCTAACTATATAAGTATATATTTTTGTCGATGTGAAAGATTTTTCATTCTGAGAGATTTTGAATTGCTGAAATTTAGTCAAAAAGGGTTAAAGTGGAAGTGTGGTGTGTGATGTGGGTGGGTGGTGTTGGGTGATGTGGCCTTTGTATATAAGTATATAGATATATACACATCGATTTGTAAAGGTTATACTTGATTCATAAATGCACCTAATTCACTTTCATACACACCGTACCGCTATATGGATAACAACGACCATGGGCTATACGCGTCACCTTATATGTACGTACGTACGTGTGACTACATCTCACAGGATAGCCTTCGCCTAGCGTTTTCTCATTTGTGCAATTGGTACTACGATTATTCCTACGATAGAGGTTACCGCCACGGCAAACATAAACAC